TTTCTCCTTTACCTGGCGGTATTATTCTTTCACCGCCGTGTACCATGGCGAGTGTCGGAGATCCTTTCGGTCCAGGAACTACCCCTCCCTCGGCAAATCCTGGAATTAAGCTTCCCCAATTAATCGTGCCTGTCTTTTCTATAAATGGTTTTTTTGTAGTCAGGTTTTTTTGAATAGACATTCCCTCTTGTATTTGGTTATCGATTCGCGATGTATCTTTTCCTGCTTCCTTTAAATTTTTTCTGAGTTCGATTAATTTTTTATTTGATTCATCAATGGATGATACCGATTCGGTTATTTTATTGATGTTTGCTGCGTTTAATAATTCGATCATTGATTTCAATCCGTTGTTTACCACCGGCAATATCTTGCTTCCGAGCGTTATTAAAATCGCATTGACGTTATTATTAAATTGTTGCCATTGTTTCGCTGTCGTTTCGGAAGCGACATCAAATTCTTTCTGTAAGCTCACATTCGCAGTCCACGCATTCTCTGATGTTTTTAAATTGGCATTTAATTGATCGAGATTTCCTGTCAGCTTAGTCATTACTTTGCCACCGATCTGCCCGAATATATCCATTGCCTTAACGTTCCTATCTGTCGCCGATGGTATTTTTTCAAGCCCTTTAACTACGTCCTCGATTGCCGATATCGCATTTTCATCTAATTTCTTTTTAAATTCTGCCGTACTCATCCCGGCTGTTTTTGCCGCATCATCCAAATGCTTCTGCATAAATAAAATTGCAGAGCTCACACGCGTGCCTGCATCGCTTCCATCCTCTCCCATCGACACCAATGTCGCGCCCAAGGCAGAAGCTTGCGCGACTGATACTTTCATTGTAGCGGCCGCTCCGCCTACGTTTTCGATAAATCTTGAAATTTCCGCCGCATTGGCCGCAGTCGTATTAGAGAGTTCGTTCCATGACGAGAGTAAATTTTCGCTTTCCTTTGTAGTAAGTTTAAAAACGTTCTGAGCTTTCGCGACAACCAATGCTATCTCCTCAGCTCCGCCTGCAAATTCAGGCAAGGCAATCGCTCCCTTAGCCACTACTTCAGTAAATTCTTTTATATTCTTTGTACCGACTATTCCCAATTGCCCGGCCACCCCGGCAATATCAGCAAGCGCATCGGTTGATACTGGCAATGTCTTGCTCATTTCCAATAATTCATTTCCGAATTTTTTTGTTTCTTCGGCGCTGAATCCTGTCGTCTTTCGAACTTCGGCCATTTTTGTTTCGAAGTTTATGGCCGCTTTCACCGCATCGACTCCCATTTTAATAGCCAATCCGCCGGCAGCAATTCCTATGCCTTGTACTGCCAAGGCGGCCGCTTTCCCGGATGTCATGCTTTTACTTGCTTGATTATTAAAATCATTCAGGACTGTACTGGCCTGATTTTTTGCTTTAATGACTATATTTAGAGTGCTATCTTGTATTGCCATTGTTTTGTTTCCATTCCCTATAATCTCGCTCGATCACCATAATCTTGAGAATGGATGTTATAAAATGAAATGATGTATTTAGTATCTGCTCCTCGGTCCACCCGAATTTTTCGCATAGTCTGTACATTACAAATTCAATCGGAACTTCATCAGATGTTCCCTCAAGTATTTGAAGAATACTTAAATCAAAGTTTTTTTTTCCTCGTTATTTCCGGCGACTGCTTTATTGATTTCATTTATCAAGAAATTACCATCTTCAAACTCGAGCGATTTTATTGTTTCTACTGTGGTAGGAAGTTTTACATTTTTTTCATCCATCAGATCCCAATCAATTATTAAAAATGCGGCCATTTCCATCCCGGCTTCTTTGTCATTTTTTATCCCTGCCGTTTGGAATTCAAGCATCTTGCCATAAGTTATTTTTGATAAAAATTTAACTTTGGCTTTGCATGCCGGCAATTCGATTTCTATGATTTCTTGTTTTAGTATTGGCATATATATTCCAAAAGGGGCTAACCTGAATTAGCCCCTGTTTTTATTTAGTATGAAGTCCCTGCTACATCGTTTATAACCTTTACATCGAACGCCTGCGCATCGCTCGTATCGTACTGCGGAGAGTATTCTCTTTCGAAGTATATTATTTCCCCGGTAGTGAGCGGATTCGGTCCATTCTTAACTTTCATATTATTTACAGTGATTCTCAATTCGTTTTTATCAGAACCTGATATTAAAGCTCCAAATAATCTGATAACGAGCGATCGCTTTCGTAAAGCCAAGAACCTTTCGTAATCGACATAATCGTTAAATGATTTTTTGATTGTTATATTCACATCGGCTTGCGCGCGCACGAGAGCGGTCGGATCTAAGCTTCCGCTTCTCTTTGCTCCCGATTCATCTTCAAAATTATTCATTATTTCAAAAGTGCTTCCTTTTTCAACAGGGGTATGAGTCGCGGTCAATGCGGCAGCGGCTGTCGCTCCGAAGCAGAATTGAGTCCCGGACCATTTTAACGGCTCGCCCAATGTCGGAGTTATTGTCTGCTGTTTAATGTAGCAATAATCAAGCGCTGTGTATGTGCCTACGATTGAGCCAACTGATACCTGAGTTCCATTTGCGTTCACGCCGCTCACGGTCACTTCCTCGTAGCTGTCTGATGTCCCGGCGCTCACTTTTACCAGTATTAATTTATCGCCCGTGACAATGCCTTTATTCGGCGTATCGCTGTATTCTGTTGATAATGTGATATTGTTAGCGCTGCTTCCAGAAGCCGATGCGATCGGAGCTATGCTGAATTGACCGAGTGCGCTTACAGCCAAGCTTAATTTCAAAACATTATCTTCAAAAATGGGGGAGAGCTGTCCTACTTCAACCCCGAAGTATCTGTATAAAATATCGCCTTTCAAAATTTCAATCGTATATGAAGCTTCTGATTGATTTCCCAGCGTGTACGGATGAGTATATACTCCGCCAGATACTGAAGTCACGCCTTTATCCAATATCATATTAATAAAATGCGGCAATGTCTTTGGCTCGGCAAGCACCTTTAATGTGCCTTTGTGATCTCGCTGACCTTTAAAATTAAAGTACCTGGCGAATCGATTTCCCATTATCGGGTTATCCATATCGAGGTTTAAATTTGTGAGCAAATTTTCCTCGTAAAGCGGAACTGCCACAGTCGGCGCGACCGGAACTCCCCGAGTCGCTTCTTTACCGATTGCGAAATATCCTAAATTTGCCAATCGGTCTTGTTTTAAGAAATCACTCATATTTTTTTATATTTTGTATTATTGCCGTGATGGCATACTTACAAAATCTTTTATATTAATTATTAATTCTAATTCTTCGGTTATCAGGTCGCCCCGGGCCGCCGTGAAGAACTCAACCGCTATCTCCTGATCATTTATCGTCTGCCCGAGCGTGAAGTATTTTCTCAATATTCCTATGATTGAAGTTGTAAAATAATTGTTATCGCTATTGCGCTTCATGAGAATGTCCGCGAGAGTCCTTTGACACGCCATTTCGTTTGCGGTCTTTCCAAGTTCGTCTTTTTTGCTCATTACAAGTTTAATCGCATATACCGGGCTTATTTCATCCAATCCTGTCGCGCCCTGATTTATTCCAACGCCTCTATTTTCAATTATCAAAGCCGGCATGCTTGAAACAGGTATAACAAGCGGATCTCCATAATAATATTCCTTGATGCGGCGGTCGCCGTAAGTTTTTAAATATTCAATTAATTTGTCGGCTATCGTAGTCATCCTCTGTTTGCTTTATTTATTAATTCTGCTTGAAATTGTTTAACAATCGTCTGCTTCCTGCGCTCATCGAGCTTCATCATGATGCGCCGCGGAAGTTTCTTTCTCGGCAGGAGCGATTGATGATATTTAAAATATGGCGCTGTATTGGTAACCAACACATAATCGCCGGCTGCTTTGTAAATAAAACTATTTCGCATTTTGCCAGTCCTCTGCAGACGATGGTAAAATGGACCGGTTATCCATTTTTCTCCGAATGCCGCTCCCTCGGTATTAAACACATCATCCCTGAAAAAACCTTGCAAATATTTTCCTACGTTTGTAAATGTCCCAGTCCAATTTTTCACGCTGTCAGAAAGCCCGGCTATTCTTCGATGCAATTCAACCTGTCC